TGATGGATCTAGAACAACACCACTGCTCATCAATGGAATGTATGGGCAGTAGAATGCTGCTGCGTCAGTCTCGCTAGAACCCTTATAACCAACTAACACAGGAGTTGTGTCAGGAGCATAAGAGTCAACGAATACACGCATTGCGCCGTTTAGTGTACCAACGAACTTGGTGTTTGTTGGAGCTTCAAATGTACCTTCTGTTGTACGTGCAAATGCAGAAGTTGTTGCAGACTGTAGAACAGTCAATGCAGCACTTGATACAACTGCCCAGTTACCAGCACCACGACGGGTACGTTGAGCGATCAAGTTAGCAACACGGTTGATTAGAACTGCTAGAGCAGCGTGCTCGTCACCAACGTATGTAGCTGTACCAGAAACGGTAGCTTGGTTGTATGTGAACTCTGTAGATGCTAGAGTGCGTAGGGACAATAGAATTTCTTGGTCAATTTCAGCAGTAATTTCTTGTGCTAGAGCTGCCATGATTTCTGCTTCAACGTCAATACCATGCTGGCTTTGTGCGTCTTGAGCAGCTTCAAATGTCCAACGTGCTTGTAACTTGCGTGACTTAGCTTCAACGGCCTGACGTAGAATCTGAACGCTGATTTGCTTACCACCGTTACCTTCTAAGGCGGCTGTGTCGTTACCTGTATAGAAGTTTGTTGAACCATCACCACTTGGTGTGCGAGAATAAGCCTGAGCAATCTTGAATGGGCTTAGAGCTTCTTCGCCTGCTGTTACGCTTGTCTGTGCTGCACTGTTGTCTGTTAAGCTGTTAGCATAACGGACACGTAGAGTGTGGATTTGACCAACTGGACCAGTCATTGGCTGAACACCAACTAGCTCGTTAGCGATAACTGTTGGCATTACACGACGGATAACTGGAAGAATTACACGGTTAAGTGTAGCAATGTTACCAGCTGTAGTTGTGCCTGCTGTAGATTCAGCAAGTAGTTGCTTGCGAGTGTTTTCTAAGATAACACCCATTGTTGAACGGCGAGTGCCTTTTAAGCCTTCTAGTAGGGCTTCCTTGGTCTCGTCCCAACGGCTTTCTAATAGAACTTTTGACATGTTAATATTTCTCCTAATAATGTCTTTGTTTATAGCCCTGCCAGACGCTTGAAAGCGATTAGGTTATCAGAACCTTCCTCGACTTCAACTTCTTTTTTGGCAGATTTATCACCAGTAACTTCACTAATCATTGCAGATTCTGTCAAAGCTTGCTTTGCAACAACCTTTTTCTCAGAACCAGTGTTAAGAACTGCTGGTAGATACTTATCAAAAGTGGCTTTCAATTTTGGTGTCTGCACACTTTCTAGTAGATTCTTCATTACTTGAGCTTTTTCTTCGTTCAATGGAGCAAGTAATTCTGCCATTGTTTTTTCACGAAGATTTGACTCTTTAATAATGCGAACCTCACGTTCCTTACTTTCAACTAATTGCTTAGTTTCTTCCATCTTTTTGACAGATTCCGCTAATTGTTGATCTTTCTCAACTAGTTGTGCCATTAGCTTGCGTGTTTCTGCTTTCTCATTTAAATGAGTGACAGAGAACTCGCTAGCGAATGCTTCAAATAGACGGCGACCAAAATTGTTTTCGCGTGCCGATTTGATATCTTCTTTTAGTTGTGTTAGTTCACCTTTTAGATGTTTGGTAACTACAGCGTTCATTCTAGCTGCACTTTCAGCAACAAATTTTTGCTTCAATGCTTCTAGCTGTTGACGACCTTCAGCAACTAACTTAACCTTAGCTTCAACAACTGCTTGCTTGTCCTGTGAGAACTCTTTGATTTCACGGGCAAGTGCATGAACAACGAATTGTTCCAATTTTCCTTGGCTTTCTTTCATTGCCTTGCGATCACTGCGTAATTCTTTGATTTCTTCGGCTAACTTTGTAACCATAAAATCATTGAACTTGCTAGCATTTTCACGCAACTTTTGTTGTGCTTTTACACGGTCTTCATTCATTGCTTGCTTTTCTGTGTGAAATTCTTCAATTTCTTCAGAAAGGCTTTCTGTTACCATTTTGTCTAGGGCTTCAACCATCACACTACGATCATGTTCGTATTTTTGTGCGAATTCCTCACGCAATTCGGCACGAACTTGTTCGCGTGCTTCATTTAACTTGGCTTCCCAGGCTTCATTTAATTGTTGCCCGATATCCTCGTTAATTAGGCCGCTCTCAAGTAGTGGTTTGATAGCATCAAACATGCCTATTCCCCTTTATTTAATTTTGAGATCCTTGATGAGGCGCATTACTTCCTCTCTCAAGTACTTCTCTACTTTTTTATTGCCGCCTGCTTCCTTAGCAATATCCATCAACTTATGACCATGACGCATGTTCATCATGCCTTCATAAATTGCTTTAGGATATGCGTTTGGGGCGCTAGGTTGAGCAACAATATCTACAGTAACTATTTCAAAGTCACTGACTCTTCCGTCCAAATCGTTCACATTACCTGATCCACGACTTGAAACACCTAGTTTTACACCACTCTGTAACATGGTAGTTACTAACTGACCCATTGGAGTAGGTAATATCTTTAATTTTCCGAAACCGTTAGGACCGTCCATCCACATACTTGTTATCATATGAGACACGCGATCCAAATTAATCTTTAGATCGTCTGGGTGATCTACTTCCCCTAACACTGAGTAACCAGTGGTGATTTGCTCATTTAAAGTTTTAACAGCGTTTTCAATTTCAGAAACGGGGTAAACACGCTCATTTGCGTTCTTTACCCCACCCTGAATGAAGATACCTTTCATGTAAAGGTTCTTCTTGTCGCCATCACCTTCACTTTCAACCACCATTCCGGCTCTGTCAAAAGTTAGATGTTCTTTGAGATACAAAGCCATTGCTCTCAGGTCCTATTACTTAACAATCTTCTTTACAGTCTTTTTAGACTCAGCAACTGGGCTCTTTACATTAACACCACTTGCTTGTGACTTAGTTGCAGCTGGAGCCTTGTCTAAATCTTGACCCTTGTGTCCAGGTGCATTCTTGAATTGACCAGCATGCTTAACTTGAGTTTCACCCTTTGCATATGCATTGCTTGGGCCCTTTGGACTTGTTGGAACTGATTCGTCATGTCCACTGAACTTTACTGGATGACTGTCCATTCCTGCTTGTCCGCTATTCTGAAGACTGGGGCTCTTTGTTTGAACGCCATTATCACCGTGAGTTACAGAAACTTTTTGTAGTTGTACTGCTTCCATCATAGCTTCGTCACTCTCGGCTACTTCTTCCTCTTCGCCTTCGCCTTCTTCTTCGTCACCGAAATCTTCCTCTTCGCCTTCTTCTTGACCCATTAGTTCTTCAAACTCAGCCATTAACTGGTCTAGTTTATCTTCAATGCGAACTACGGCATCTTCAACTTCTTCGGAACCTTCATCGTCACCCATTTCTTCGGCGTCAATGTCAACTACTTCTTCGTCGTCTAAATCAGCCATCATGTCATCATCTTCGCCTTCAACAACGCCAGATTCTTCTGCTGATATTTCGTCCATTAAGTCACCAACTTGACCTACCATACCTTCGTCCATGTCAGACATAGACTCATCCATCATTTCTTCTTCCATGATAGATTCGTAGATTTCGCGGCTCTTTTCTACAACGATTTCGTGAAATAGTTCACGTGCTTGTTCTTCATTCTCATTGATAATTAGGTCAATGAGTTGTTCAAATTTTTTGTTATCCATTATGAATTTCTCCTGATAAAAATGGCTTTGTAGAATTATTTAGCGGGTATCATAAAAAAGAGCACAATAAGTGCTCATTTTTTGCGTTTTTGTTTAAAAATTAGTTTATATGCTTGGAGCCGCTTCAGATTCGGGCTTTGCACCATATTGATCACGCACTTGTTTAAGATGTTGCTTCTTTTCAAAGTTGCGTACATCTAGCATTTTTCTTAATTTTCTTATTTGTTTTAGTGTTAACTTAGTCTTTCTAGACTGGCGCCATTCAGGTTTACTATTATCAGAATTAGCATTCTGATAACCTTCAATTGGCGGATCAAACATTTCTAATAACTTCATAATAGTATTTATGCTGCGGGTGCGCCAGGTGCTCCCGTTGGAGTGGCTGCGACACCTCCCCCTACAGGACCTGCTACTTCGGGTGCAGGTTCTTCTGTTCCGGGCCCTTGTTCACTTTGTTCTAACTCATCTGTGGTTTGTTCATCTGCTTGTATGTCACCGGAACTGACGCCCACATTTCGTAAATCACTACCTTTAGGTTCACCGTCAGGTTCTTTATCGTTTTCTTCTCTCCAAAGTTGCTCATTTTTAGCAATTTCTTCTTCAGTTAGACCTAAGAATCTTTCTAATGCAAAACGCTTACTAATATACGGGAAAGCTTCCATGCTAGTAAATGTGCCAACCCGTGCATTATCTAGTTCACTTTGACGATAAGCAGCAAAGTTCTGAGGCGGATTAAATCTTAAACTGAATAATCCACTATCAATATTGAAACCTCTCCAACGCAAGAATAACTTAAATTCTTCATCTAACTTCATTGCAAGATAACTTTGTAATCTTTCGCAATATTGGTTAAATCTAAATTCTTGAATCATTGCAGTACCAACACGGCCATCACTCAATGGTGTTGTATTGTCATCCGGACCTGTTGGTAAATATGAACTTGGAACACGCAATCCTCGCGCTAATCTATTGTTAAAATAACGCAAGTCGTCAATTTCACCAAGATTCTGTCCACCAGGTAGAACCTCTACAGAAGATCCTCGCCCATCCGCAGTAACTGGGAAGAAGTAATCTTCATTCATTGAAAGTGGATTGTATGTGGCGTCTACTATTGACTGCCCACCGTATACAGATGGGATTCTACGCTGGTGAATTTCGTTTTTAATGCGCTCTACGAATGCCATAGCCATATGACTTGGCATGTTACCAACGTCAATCTTGAACATTCTACGCTCAGGAGCGCGTTGTACACGGTAGATTAGAACAGCATCTTCTAATAATTCTTTTTGTTTGTAAACTTTAAATATGTTTTCCAGTATTGACTGGCCAAAAGGCCAAAAGCGGTCCAATCCCTCAGTGAGGCTTAGATGAACGATGTGTTTAGCATCTATAGCAGACTCGCTTTGGCCAAGCGTAAATCTTGATCCTGTTGTATTATATGGCATTGCAGGAACAGTATAAGGTGTATTGGTTCCGCCACCAGTGCCACCAAGACCTGTTGCTGGGTTAGCAGCAAAGTCAGTATTGGTTTTTTGTGCAACTGATAGATTTTGTAAATTAATATTTAGGTCTTTAAGGACATACTGTTCAGGCTTTTTACCTTCGCTTTCGTTTACAATGACTTTAATAACCTTAACCATATCTACCCAATATAATTTAAAGTTTTCAGGATCACGAACAAAAACTTGGTCGCCATATTTTATAACATTTCTAAAAATCTTAAAAACTCTGCTATCAAATTCGTTTAGTTTGCACCATTGTTGTAACTGAGTTTTTAGAATTTCAACTTCGTGCGGGGTAGGATCTTCTGAAAAATCAAACATAAACGGTGTCTTATTATGTTCATTTTTCATAGTACTGAATTCTGAAATGATGTCCAAACATGCATTAATTTCAGCATCCACATCCATCATTTCATACTGATTGTACCGTTCAATTCTATTTGGATGACCTGTATAGACTTCGGGAAGTCTACTCATATAATTTCTATAACCCCAATCTAAGTTATTCCAACCACCAGTAGAACTACCATTTTGCCCAGGACTACCGTTCCAAGCTCCACTATTACTGTTAGCGCCTGAAATTGGGCTAGACACGCCACTTCGGTTAAGGAATTTCTTTTTATAGGTCATAGTTAAGTATTTATTTTAAGTTTGCTGATATGTTAATATCCTGTCTTGAATATCATTGCTTGTAGACAATTTACTAATCATAGCATCCAATTTTTCGGATAACATTTCTATCATATCATTTTGTAATTCCATCATTGGGCGTAAAGAGTCATCTGTTGTAGTAACAGTAGGTTCTGTGGTAGTAGAGTTAGATTTGATCAAGCTTTGTATTTCTGTCTTTTTAACTTTGCTTAATGCATCCACCATTCCAGGAATATCGGGTTGACTTACTACTAGTTCATTACCATGTAATAAAACTGGGTAACCTGATTCAGGTCCGGAGAAGAAACCACCTGTTCTTGCTTGTTCTAATACATCCATGAATTCTTTACGGGATGTTAAAGCTTTATTTGATCCTACACCTGCATAATGTGATCTGCCATCTTCTTTAGGTAAAGAAGCCCATTCCATAGCTAAACTATCAGCAAATTGCGCCGCTGACATTTCGCCACTAGCATATTTGTCATACCCTCTTCTTTTTAATAAAGCAGTACCCAAACTATCTTGTGTCTGCTCATCAAAAAGCTGATCGCGGGTTACTCCGGCATCTTTTGCTGCACTAGCTAAAGTTGATCTAATAATTTGATATCTACCAACAGCAGAAGATTCGTAACCTTCTGGCACCATTGTCTTTTGAAAATCTTGTACTGCTCCTACTGTTGCCTTAGTTAGGGGCGCCTTTTTGCCACCTACTAATATATTATAGTCACCACGACTTTCATGTTTTGCTATAAAATCAAGAATTTTTTGCGGTGAAGCTTTTCCCCCTCCTGCAACTTCAACCCCTTCATCGGCCTGTACTTGGGGCATACCGAAAGATCCGCGACCTCCTCCCGCATCTTTGGGTTTTACTGCGCTTGAAGGTGTAGTACCTGGTCCTGAAGTTGATTTGGCGCCCGGTGTGCTAGTAGTACCCGGCGAGCTAGCAGTTTTTGGTGCCCCAGTAGTTGTAGAATTAACTTGCTCTTGCATTAATAGAACCCGTTTCTTATCAAGTTCTAATAACTGCTGATCAACCTTTACTTTTTCTACTTCATACGATTTTCTTTTTTCTGCGTATTCTTTATCAAACTGGGCGCGTTTTTCTTTATTCTCTAAATCTTTTTCTTCAAACCCTAACTTCTTTAGAGTTTGTTCATACAAAACTTTGGACTTGTCCTGAATTAGTTCTTCTAAATTACTTTTTTGTTTATAAAGACTTTCCGCCTCGTCTTTAATTCTTTGCATTTCAGGTGATTCTTTTTCTAATTCATAACCACCTCTTTCAGTTAAACGCTTTTCTTGTGTCGCTCTTTTTTCTTCTAGTTGTTTTTTGTCTCTCTCTAACCGCTGTAAATTTTTATTAGCGGTTTGCGCTTCCATAAATGCCTGGCGCGATTTAGCATTAAGAATATTTTCTTCTTGTTGTACAGTCTTTAGTTTTGCTTCAATTTCTTTTTTGGCAGCTGCATCTTTTGTATTGCTAAGTTCTTCTTGCAACTTTTCACGCTCTCGTGCTTTAGCTAACCATTCATTCTGAGTTTTTTCGTAATTTTCTCTAGCAACTAATGCCTCAGCAATTTTTTTATTGGTCTTTTCTAATTCTGTTTCTGTTTGTTTTAAATTGTTAGCGATATCGGTTGTGGATTCAAACAAATCTCTTAGGTCAGGACCTCCAAATTTAGCGACAATATTAGCTAACCATTTACCAAACCCATTTATCACTGCCATTAATTTTTCAAACGCTCCAGTGACACCCTTTCCAACTAATTGAACCAATCTATCTTTTGCCTGTTCAAAGTTTCGTTCCGTTATACTTCTGACAACTTCTAAAGCACGTTGAGAATCATTGTCCTTTTTCATTTGCTCCAATTGCTTTTTGCGTTCATTTTGAACTTCTTCAGGAGTTTTTTGTAGAGTTTTGACAATTCCATTAACTGCTTCAGCCGTCATGTTCATACTCTCTGCAACACCCTTTTCGGCTATTAAAGCGTTTACTCTTTCATCCGACATAGATTTCGTAGCTTCTATGTCAATACCTAAAGCTTTCAATTGAGATTTTTTAGATAATGCAATTTCATAATTTAATTGGTCAGCGTCAATTTCTACTTTTCTAAATCGTTGAATAGCATTACGACCTTGTTCATTTAATGATAGTAAAAATTGTGCACCGGCTTCTGTAGTAACATTTCCAGCATTAGTTATGATATTTTTAAATCCCTCGGCAGTATCTTTACCATAAGTGTTCATCAACGATACTGCATATTGAAGTTTTTCTGCTTCCTTTACATTTAATTGCTGTATATACAAACGATATTGAGTATCAGCCAATTCTTGTTCTTGTTGTTTTTCTAATGATTCTCTTGATTCACCTGTAAGCTTAGATAAAATATCTAAGTTTTTAGCATATTCTGTACTTCGTTTTGCCAATTCAGCAATTGACATATTTTGTAATTTACCCAAACGACCCATTTGTCCTTCATACTGGAGCATGGTTTTAAGTAATGTTTGAGTATTAAAACCCAACATGTAGAGTTGTTCTTCAACTCCACTATTTTTTATACTAGCAAATGTATCGGCAAATTTTTTAGCACCTTCAGCAGCAGTAGTACCCAAAAATGCTAAATTAGGACCTGCAGTTTTTAATACATCGGTAAATTTGTCAATTTGATCAACAGTAAGGCCCATGTTTTGCAAATTGGCAAACATCTGAGCGATGCCCCTAGAGTCTACTGCTCCAAATTCACTTAAAGATTCATAGGCTTTGTTAAGAACTTCATTCTGTTTTAATGCAGCCGCTACTAATTTAAATAGCGCGGCAGCGGCTTGACCGGCGGCTTTTCTCAAAGGATTCAAGTGTTTAGTTGCGTCAATAATGCCATCACCAAACTTACCGAGAGTCTCACCATATTTTCCCATGCCCTTTGAGCTATTAAAGAAATTTTTAGCCAAATCACTGCCTGTAGCCTTCGCCAACTCTCTAAAGTTCTTTGTTAAATCCTCTTCAGATTTTTTTCGTTTGCTTTCCCTGTCTTCTTGTTCCTTACGGGCTTTACCTTCCTTAATAAGTTGTTCTAGTTCTTCTTTCTTTTCTGCTAATTGTTTCTTTTGAACATCAGTTAATTCGGCAATACTAGAAACCCACTTACCGTTTTCATTCTGCACGTACCCATAACTTCTTACGGTATCTTCCATTGCAGCAAGTTGTTTCTCTGCTACACTAATAGAGCCTTCTTGTTTTTGAACAGCAATATCCATTAAGGAGCTGTATTTCTTCCAATTTCCGTTACTATCTTTGATATATCCAGTGTTTCGTAAAATTGACTTCTCTGCTTCATCTAATGATTTTACGAATTTCTGCAAGCTTTCAATGGTTACATTTTCTGCTGTTATATTTTCCAATGAAGCCGGCACCTTTGGCGCAACTTTTGTTGTAGTTGTTTTATCCTTCAACAGATCGGAAAGATTAGAAAAACTTTTTATTAAATTTATAGTTGCATTGTTTAGACCAGAAAATCCAGTAGTGACAGACTTCATTATGTTGTCAAAACTAGAAATGTTTGCATTAGTTTGTCCGGCCTTAGTCTGTTTTTCTGATGACTCTTTTGTAGCACGCATGGTGCTAGATGTAGTTTTTATTAGTTGAGCTAACTTATCAAATTCAGTTTGCAACTTATCAACAGATTTTTTAGTATTATCAACACTTTTCTGCAGGTCTTTAGTTTTCACTGCTTCCGTTGTGGATCGAACTGTTTCTTGAAGTTCTTGGAAGGCTTCATTCAATTGACGAATTTGTTCAGGATCTAGGTTATTTTCATCCATTTTTGCTACTTATAAATATAAAAGTATTTATGACCAAATATTTGGAGATTTTAGATCATGACAGATAATCCGTTAAGACAGTATTTTCGCAGACCAGCATTATACTTAAAACTACCTAGCGGTGGGAACTTTTATCCTGCAGACTCAATTGATATGCCCGAGAACGGAGAAGTTCCGATTTATCCAATGACGGCGATTGACGAAATAACTAGCAAAACACCAGATGCATTGTACAACGGCGTAGCAGTGACGGACATTATTAAAAGCTGTGTTCCTTCTATCAAAAACCCATGGGTTATTCCTGCGATAGACATTGATCCTATATTGGTTGCTATCAGAGCGGCTAGCGGTGACGGTACTTTAGAATTAGAAAGCACTTGCCCAAAGTGTGACGATTCAAGTAGCTACGGAGTTAATCTTAGTGGAATATTACAAACTTACACACCCGGTGATTATAATACACCTTTAGATTTGGGTGAATTAAAAGTTAAATTCAAACCATTGAGCTATAAGCAAATCAATGATGCTAATATTGCACAAACCGAATTACAAAGAGCAATGATTCAAGCTAGTGTAATTGAGGATGACGATAAAAAATTAAAAGAAAGTAGTAGGTTACTAAGTGCAATTAACAACATTACATTATCAGTAATTTGCGAAAGTATTGAACATGTACAAACACCTACTTTAAAGGTAGATAACAAAGAACACATTATGGATTTCTTGAAAAATTCCGATAGAAATACATACGAAAGAATCAAAAATACAAGTATTGAATTGAGAGCATCTACTGAAACCAAACCATTAAAATTAAAGTGTATTTCTTGCTCACATGATTATGAGCAACCATTTGTATTGAACGTTTCTGATTTTTTCGCCTAAAGCTTCTTAACCTAAAACCCGAAGAGGTCAAGAAGCTACTTGATGGCATGGAAAAAGAAACCAATCTTATAAAAGAAACGGCTTTAAGATTTTCATGGTATATGCGGGGTGGGGTATCTTATGTTGATGTATTGAATATGTCAGCCCAAGAAAGAGAAGCCCTAAGTAAAATTATTGATGATAACTTAGAAACAACTAAGAAAACTCAATTGCCATTCTTCTAGCCGTTATTATTCATTTATCTAACTATCGGGTTTACTTAATAGATGAACTTCGTTCATCTGAGAACTTCGCTACGCTCGTTCTCGGGTTTACTCTTAAGAACTGTGTTAATTTTTTTCTTTAGGAAGATTATATTGCCGCTTTGAAGCCATGGTAGTGCTATTCAGCACTACCAATGGAAACTTGCCATGCCCGTCATCCATAGCTGCTTTTACCCGTAATATCACCTATTTCTGATATATTACGCTACCGGTTGCCCTGTAAAGTTTATGGTCTGTAGTAAAGCTAATGTCTCTAGACACCGCTTCGGCAACGCACATCCTATAACATCAAAGCAGAGTAGTTATAGGCTTGTTGAGTGTTCGCTTTGTCGATTGCACTCTCGGTATTCCGAGGACAGGAAACTATCCTCGTTTACTCCAGATCCGTCAGCACAGCACTATCTGTACAAACTCAAGGAGGTCTGACAATTCAGACAACTAATTTTTAGTGTAAATTTAAAGTGGGAAGTATGTTTTTTGTTTGGATGTTTGTTATTGACTTGGTGTCATTTGAGCCTGAATATGTTTTTACTAAATCAGTGTTATGTTTAAAGAAATGTTCAAATTCTATAATAAGCCAGTCTTGATATTTTGCTGATGTATAATATAAAAATTGGTCTGTAATCCAAGTTAGTTTACTCTGTACGCAAACAAACTTGCCCTTGCGATTAAATTTCATGAACAGAATATTTAAATCGTAGGGTTCACTAACATCCATCATTTGATCTAGCCAAGCATCTAATACTTTGCAGTTACCTGTAAGTACTAAATGAAAGGGAAAGTCAGCATAACTTTTACATTCTGCGTTAAATTTAGGAAAGCTTTGACCGGGAACAATGTCACCTTTAAAGCTTCTAACTTGACCTTCATGTAAAACTTGCTTGCGACTTTGATTTTTTCCACCAACATAAGCCCCAGAACCAGGAGCACGGATAAATGATTCTCCGTACGACTTAGTTAGATACTGTGCGATTTCTCGCTCAAAACTAGAACCTTTTTGTTTTTGTGGACTTGGCATGTGAATACTTATGTTAGTTCAATGACATTGAAAATTATTCTACATCAACTGCTGTGTTGTATGATGTAAAACCATTTTCTTTTATTACTTTTAATACATTTGGTACTCGTCCCGCAAGTTCTTCACGGTGTGATACTAGCCAAATTGATTTATGTCTACGACGGCTCATGTCTTTAAGAATAGCAATAGAGTTTTCTACGCCTATCGTATCTAAACCTGAATCAATAAGTTCGTCAATAAACAGTGTATTTATTGGGCTGTACAGATTTTCCCATACATCACGGAAAGCAAAACTTAAACCAAGAATCAATCTATTGCGTTCGCCGCGACTTAAGTTATCAAAGTCAAGTTCACGACCTAACTCTGTAATTTCAACTTGTAAATCATTTTTGAATACAACTTGATGCGGCAACCCAATTTTATCAAGATAGTGCGTTAATCTTGCGTTCAGATAGCTTAGATTCTGATCAATGATCTTTTTACGGACAAAACTATCTTTGCTAGTCAACAAATCAAGCAAGAACTTTTGATGTTCCATGGTTCTTGTGATTTGATTTATTCTATCAAAATTAACTTCCTGCAATGCCTGGCTTTCCATTTCAGAGATTTGTTCTCCGTATGGATCAGTTTCTTGTGTTTTTTGTTCTATCTGAGTGATTAAGTTATCAACCTCTGAACTATGCTTGACTGCCTCAGCTTCTGTTTTATAATGAGTCGTGGGTTCTTCCATGACTGTAACAGGATTAGCAACTAATTCATCCAATTGAAACTTATAATCTTTTAATAGACTGTCGCTTTCAGCTAAAAGCTCATGTTTATTTTTCAACACTGTAGTATGCTGTTCATCATGGAACTCTTGGCCACAAGCATAGCACTTATGATCTTTGAGCGTACTAACTTCAGTTTCTAGTTTTGTATAGTTTTTACCTTCTTTGGCAATATCTTTTCTAAGGCTATCAACTTTACTGTCATATGCAGTTTTCAGTACAACCTGTTGGTTGTATGTAGCTAAATCTTTGTGAGCCTGTAGTTCATTTTCAATGTTGATTTGACTCAATCTTGTATACTGAGTAGCAAGCTTTTCTAAATCTTCGTCATGCTTTAACTGCCAAAGCTTTTGTCTACGCTTTAGACTGTCAATCTGTTCTTTAACTCTCTTGTTGGCTTCTTCTACTGCCTTAATACGGAATTCTTCTTGTTGAATGCCGTCTTTACTCTGACGAATCAAGTCTTTGATAACTTCAGCTTTTTCTGAAAGCAAAGTAATACCCAACAGTTGTTCAATGATGTCCCGTTGTTCGTTAGATTTTAATGCAAGGAAAGGTTCTGAATATGTGTTCAACGCAACAATGTGACGGAACATATCAGGAGTCATACTCAACACACGCTCAATAGCAGATTGTGTTTCTTTGTTTTCACCCTGTTGGTCTTCGGTTGCTTTTTGTTGAACATCATTTACATAGAACTTAAGAATGTTTGGCTTACGACCACGCTCAATTTTGTAGTCAGTACCGTTAACATTAAACTCTAATGTAACCAACATGCCTTTGGCATTTGTTCTGTTAACCAAATTGTCTTTACGAATATTATTGATCGGAACTCCAAACAACGCATAGCATAGACCCTGAATCAATGTGGTTTTACCGGTACCATTTCTGGCACCATCGCCACCTAAGTCTAAGTTTTCACCTAGAATCAATGTTAAATCTTTTTTGTCAAAGTCAACTGCCTGTGTAACTTGTCCAATACTTAAAAAGTTCCGAAGGGTAATATTCTTTAATACAATCATAGGTTATTATAAATTTCTAGTAACATCTTTTTGTCAAAGCTTTTGCTCTCAATACTATTGATTTGATCTAATATGATCTGGTCAACGCTTTCAAACTTAAGCCCATCGTGTCCTTGAGTTTCTGCTTGTTCCAACTTCATTGGTATCAATGTCATTTCACGCAACTTATATTCAGGAATCCATGTTTCACGCAAAAAGTTAGCCTCCTCATAGCTGATTTCAATGTCTAGATGTACTCTAACATGGCTATCAATCAAAAGATAGCCTTCTGGTTGTTCTAGTATTTCGCTGAGTTTGTGTACGCGGTAAACGGGCTGTCGTGGCCAGCTATGAAATACAGGGTCTTGCCCCCACTCTAACACCATCATACCACGTTGATCATCTCCGGCGTCAGCATAGTTATGTGGGAACGCATTACCAATATACCAAATATTTTTACGGGCTTGACGCTTATGAAAGTGACCGCTGAAT